TTACCCATTATCCGCCATTTCTACCGCCACTTTATCGCCACTTAGCTCTTCAGTATGGGGCTCATCCCCAATAGGATAAATTTTCCCTGTATAAACCTCTTGAACGAAGCTATGTAATGGGATGAGTTCTGGGTCATCCATTTCCCTCTCAGATAAAAATTTAGTGACAAAGGCTGGGCCATGAAGCCCGGTCTCGGGACTGAAATTTTCAACTTCACCAACAGGGACCAAGTAAATTCCTAAGTTTTTTAATTCTTGGTTTAGTTCCTTAAAAACAGATCTTATATTACCATTCGGTAAACCTCCAACTCCGTGTTTTTTTACTTCGCTCCAAGGTTTTTTTTGCTTGAAAATTTCTTCAAGCATTCCTTTTGATATTTTTTTTGCATCGGTTTCTGTAATGGTTGTTAATAGTAACTCTTTAATTTCTGTATCATTCTTTTGTTTTATTTTTTGAGTGACTTCAGCATTTATTTGCTTCCAAAGGTTAACGATACTATCTTTTTTTTCTTTATTACATCCAAATGCTTCTAAAGCTACCTCGAATGTGTTTTTTTCTGATAATAGGTCAAAATCATAAATGGCTTTTACAGGGACGCCTGTTAATCTAAGAATTTTTGCAATACCAGAAATAGCGTGTTTCCCCCCCGACGGGACGAATGATGTGTCAGGGAATATAACGTTGTTTTTTTCCGTAAGATAATCGGCCACGAAATTTACTAAACGGCAATCACTATCATCTTCACATATGATAACTTGTTCGTGGAAAACGCTATCAAGAGCATTGGAATATTTAAGATTTGGTTTTAACCAAAGTTCTTTAATAGCCTCTTGATTAACCTCGTGAATTATATTTTTGTCTCCTTCTCTATGGATTCTTATAATCTTAAGATCGCCTTTTGTCCCCTCAAGAAACCCACGCATAATATCACTACTATGAGTAGCGACTATAAGTTGCCCCTTGACTTCCTCCGAAAGTGTTTGACCTAATCGGCGCATCTGAGGTGGATGAAGGAATGCTTCTGGCTCATCAATCATACATATATCATAATTAAAGGCAATGGCTTCAAAAAGAATACCAGCGTAGCCTTTTATACCATCACCTTGTTTATCTAGGAGAGGGTAGCTTCTCAATTTATCAATGTATTCATTATCTACGCGGTCATGGAATTCAGTAAATTCATTTCTGTCAATTAAATGAATTGGGAGCTTACTACCACCACGATAATCAAAGGCTAGATCTTTGTTGAACGCTTTTCTAAAAGTATTACTAATTTTTTCCATTAGCATACTATCATCATAAAGGATATGTTGTGGCTTGGTCTTTGGTTCCCCCAAAGCGATGCTGTTTTGTTGCTCGCAAATATTTAGCCGATCTTTTGCAGTGATGTTTTTAATAAACATGGATGCTAAACTATATATGGCGTTGCTACTTTCCCACGAACCGACTTGACCCTTGTGCACTTGGGCAGGACCAATATGATAAGTGTAATTTTGGAAGTGACTATTTTCATCTAAATAACTTATTAGATCTTCGAAAGAACCTGTTTTTTCAAAAACAACATCACTTAAAACTCTTTTTTCAGGAGTATCAAGTTCTAGTTTTGAAATTATTTCTCGTAACGTTTGTGATTTCCCACTATTGTTAGGGCCAACAATCAATATTTTGTCACTTTCATGAATGCTTAACTTCTGACCTCCTGAAAAAACCAATTCTTTAATTTTTAACTTTGGCTTAAATGACATAAATTGATCCTTATATTCATTGCATATTCAATGGGTTCAGTTTTACTGCATCATCAAGATGCTCCGGTGCGAAGTGGGCATAACGCATAGTCATTTTAATATCGGTATGGCCAAGTATTCGCTGAAGTACAAGTATATTTCCACCATTCATCATAAAGTGGCTGGCGAAGGTGTGGCGCAAAACGTGGGTAAGCTGTCCTGTTGGTAATTCGATGTCTGTTCTTTCCAGTGCTGACCTGAATGCGCCATAACAATCACTAAAGAGCCGACCTTTTTTATCATCAGGTAGCGAGTCATACAACTTTTCGCTGACAGGAATGGTTCTATTCTTTCTGCCCTTTGTGTTGGTATAGGTGATTTTATATTTCGCGAGCTGGCTTTTTCTCAGGCTTTCGGCCTCAGACCAACGTGCGCCAGTAGCGAGACATATTCTTACCACTGTTTCTAAATCTGGATGCTCATGGCGTTTGCACTCTGCGAGCAGTAACGCAATCTGGTCGTGAGTTAGCCAGGCCATTTCCATTTCTTCAGTGCGGAATGGGCGCATATTTTTCAGTGGGTTTTCACCCTTCCATTCTCCGAGGCGATTTAGCTCATTGAACACAGCCCGGAAGTAGGCCAGCTCAAGATTAAGCGTGCGAGGCGATACCTCTTTCACTCTGTTTGAACGGGCATACTCACCTTTTAACCGTTTTTCTCGGTAGCGGGAAAACATCTGCGCATCGAAATCGCGTGCGAGTGGTTCGCCCATACACTCAAAAGCATGGTGCATCGCTAACTGGCGTTTCAAGCCGTCTTTTAGTGTGATGCCATGAGCGCTATACCATGAATCAACCAGCTCTTTTAACGTGCGCCTGTCTTCCTTTTCTTCCTGCCACGGGTTTTGTACGGTGTACTGCTCAAACGCCAGAGCCTCGCCCTTAGTGGCGAATTTCTTTCTGATACGTTTGCCTTTTGCACCGTTTGGGTAGAGCTCACAAATCCAACCGCCAGCCGGATTTTTACGGACAGTCATCAATTAACCTCGCTGTATACACCCACTACACGGCCAATCGTTTTTATCTCATCTATCCCGCACTCAAATGGTACTTTGCCGCCAGCAACGTGTAACTTTTTACCGGGTAGGAGCGTCAATTCTCTGATGCTGGTAGCCCCCTCAATATCAACCAACCAAAGGCCATCAGAAAGTGAGGCATCTTGTTCTATGAAGTGCAGCTTTCCATCGGCGCGAACAATAATACCTTTCGACATTTGCTTGCTAAAAAAACCAGTATCAATACTCAATGGTGAATTTTCTTCAAGCTTTCCATCACTTAGAGTGAAGGAGTCTATCGTTTTCGGATCCGATGGAGACGGTTTGCCGTCATATTGTGAGCCTTGCCCCGTAAGAAGCCATAGTAGGCTTGCTCCGGTTTCTAGTGCGCACTGTACGGCGAAATCATAAGAAACAGTGCCTCGCGTGTAGCGGTTTTGTAGGGAACTGGCGGCAATATTGAAGTGCCGGGCTAGCTGGATTTTTTGAGTAAAACCATATACTTGACAGATTCTATCCAGTAATTCGTCGTTATTCACCTGAGTATCAAGTATCAAAATTTATTCCTTTGGGTATTTACTAATACTCAATCGAGCATTAATATCGTTGCTAATTCGGGCAATTAGTGGCAGAAGTTGGCAAACAGAGGCCATTGATTGCAAACATTGTCAAAATGGGAATCATGCAACATGGCGTCTGAAATCGCAATCATCAAAGTGCCTGCACCTATCGTTACTCTGCAACAATTCGCAGAGCTTGAGGGTGTTTCTGAACGTACCGCTTACCGCTGGACAACCGGCGACAACCCTTGTGTACCAATCGAACCCCGCACCATCCGTAAGGGCTGCAAGAAAGCAGGTGGCCCGATTCGTATTTATTACGCCCGCTGGAAAGAAGAGCAGTTGCGAAAGGCGTTGGGTCATTCCCGTTTTCAACTCGTCATCGGCGCTTAATTCACTTTATGTGAATTGTAAGGATGCAACATGTTTGATTTTCAGGTTTCCAAACATCCCCACTATGACGAAGCATGCCGCGCTTTTGCGCAGCGTCATAATATGGCGAAGCTGGCCGAGCGTGCGGGTATGAATGTTCAGACGTTACGTAACAAGCTCAACCCGGAACAGCCTCACCAGTTCACGCCGCCTGAATTGTGGTTGCTGACTGACCTGACCGAAGACTCAACCCTCGTTGATGGTTTTCTGGCGCAGATTCATTGCCTGCCATGCGTGCCGGTTAATGAGCTGGCTAAAGACAAATTGCAGTCCTACGTCATGCGCGCAATGCGTGAACTCGGCGAACTGGCGAGCGGTGCGGTATCTGATGAACGTCTGACCTCTGCCCGTAAGCACAACATGATTGAAAGCGTTAACGCTGGCATTCGCATGTTGTCGTTGTCGGCGCTGGCGCTGCATGCGCGTCTGCAGACTAATCCCGCTATGTCGAGCGTGGTCGATACCATGAGCGGTATTGGCGCATCGTTCGGACTGATTTGAGGTGCGTATGCTGAAAAGTGAACCGTCATTCGCGTCTCTGCTCGTTAAGCAAGGCCCCGGCATGCACTACGGCCACGGCTGGATCGCAGGTAAGGACGGCAAGCGCTGGCACCCGAGCCGCTCACAGGCTGATTTACTGGCTGGCCTCTCTACTCAAAAGCAGGGGGAATCATGGCTATCGAAGCTGTTTCCGCGACTGTTCCGCTGAAAGCGGGTGAACGTCTGGCCGGTCTCAATCATGTGGCTGAATTGCGCGCGAAATATTGGGGCGATAGCTGGAAAGAGGTTGAGCGTTTTGTCGATGATATGCGCGATAAACGTGACCCACAATTTGAAGAAAATAATCGGGCGCTGGCCGCTATTTTCTTTCTGGCAAAAATACCGGCGGCTCGTCATGAGCTCGAATTAAGTGAACTGACTACTGACGAGAAAAAAGCGCTTATTACAGCGATGAATCATTTTCGTGCAGTAGTGAGCTTATTTCCCAAACGGCTAACCATGCCGAATTAATCCAATCAGAAATTTAATGGCGTAAACCCGCCGGGTTTCTTATTGCCCGAAATCAGGAGAGTCAATTATGCGTAATACCGTAACCCGTAGTTTTAACACTGATAGCGATGCGCTGGCCGTATTGCTGACCGATGCCAAAAAAGAAGAGCGTAAAGACCGCGCGCTCGCTGTTTCAATCCGTCTTGAGGCGCTGGCTATCCATATCACTAAAGAGGGGATGAGCGGTACCGAAGCTGCTGAACTGCTGCGCCGTGAAGCAACCCGCTTTGAGAATGAATCACAGGAGTTGCACTAATGGCCGACGCAATGGATTTGGCACAACTGCGCGAGCAGGAAGACCGCGGACGCCACATCAGCAATGCCCGCAGCCGTATCGCTGCGCCTTCTCATTTCCTCTGCGAGGAATGTGACGCACCAATCCCGGAAGCTCGCCGCATTGCGATTCCGGGTGTGGCCTTTTGCGTGACCTGCCAGCAAGTCGCCGAGCTCAAACTAAAACACTATCGAGGGGTATGAATTGGCTGTTCAATTCGCTTTTCCGTGGAATGCCCCACGGTCGGCAATAGCCAGCCCATATCTTACCTATGACCAACAGTATCGCCGCGACCGTATGTTCGCGGCTTTGCTGCATGCGAGAAAGGTGCTTTCTCTCCAGCCAGAATGCGTGCGTTTTGACGTTTATCGAACCGCTGCTGTGCTGGAGCAAAATCAGGGCAGCCAACGAGCCAATGCCTTTTTAATCAGCTTCTGCAAAAAGGCATTGCCACGTCTTGAACTGGTCGCAAAAAAATACGAGTGCGCGGGTATCAACAGCAATGTATCAACCGCTGTTTTTGGTGGTCATTTTGATACCCAGCTTATGCAATATCTGGCGTCACGCATGGTTAATATGGTCGCCAGATATAACCGCCTCCCTGATATGTCGCGTGCCGATATTGACCTGCTGGCCGCTGATATCGCCAATTTCATTCGCGCTGAACTGGCTGACATTGATGACACCGGATTTAGCGAGCTTAAAACGCTGTACACCTGGTACATGCGAGCCGGTTTCATTTCCCTGCAATTCAACGTTACCCCGCCGCATTGGGAGCGGGTGACAAAGAAATATGTAGGTGAGGATGAAATTGCCCCGGCCATCACCCGCATGTTTAATGAAGTTTGGTGGCGTGGCCGCTTGCGTCGCATTGCGGCTGCATGGCGCGAACATCTGCACATTGCCGCTGGCAACGTCAGCAAGAAAAGACATGTCTACGCGAGTAAAAACTGCGTGACCGACTGGCGCGAGCAGAAGCGCCGCACGCGTGAATTTCTCAAGGGGCTGGATCTCGAAGACGAAGACGGCAACCGCATCAGCCTGATTGAAAAATATGATGGCTCGGTCGCTAACCCTGCGATACGTCGCTGCGAGCTGATGACCCGCATCCGTGGGTTTGAAAATATCTGCAATGAGCTCGGTTATGTCGGTGAGTTTTATACCCTGACCGCGCCGTCAAAATATCACGCCACAACTAAGGCGGGATACCGTAACACCAAATGGAAAGGAGCCAGCCCGTCAGATACGCAGAATTATCTCACCGGCATTTGGGCGCGCATTCGTGCCAAGCTGTACCGGGAAGAAATCCGCATTTTTGGTATCCGTGTTGCTGAACCTCATCACGACGGGACGCCTCACTGGCACATGCTTATGTTTATGCTGCCGAAAGACGTTGAGCGCGTGCGCCTCATCATTCGCGATTACGCGTGGGAGGAAGACCACCACGAGTTGAGAAGCGACAAAGCCAAAAAGGCGCGTTTTCATGCCGAGGCCATTGACCCGGAAAAGGGCTGTGCTACCGGCTATGTGGCTAAATACATTTCAAAAAATATTGACGGTTATGCTCTGGATGGTGAAACCGATGATGAAAGCGGTGAACAGCTAAAAGAGACCGCTCCAGCCGTATCAGCATGGGCGGCGCGCTGGCACATCCGTCAATTCCAGTTTATCGGCGGTGCGCCGGTGACGGTCTACCGTGAGTTGCGCCGCCTCGCTGATACAGAGACCGCAAACGGCCTGAGCGTTGAGTTTGCAGCCGTCCATGATGCCGCTGACGCCGGTGACTGGGCTGGTTACGTTAATGCGCAGGGTGGTCCGTTCGTCCGTCGCGATGATTTGCAGGTGCGCACGCTGTATGAACCGCGCGCCGAGTTTAACCAGTATGGCGAGGAAACCGTCTGCATCCGTGGCGTGTATGATTCCGCTATTGGTGCTGGCACCCCTATTTTAACCCGTCTCACGCAATGGAAAATTGTGCCGAAGCGTGCCGTTGATTTGGCCGTTGACCTTAAGGGCGCTCCTGCGCCCTCTCGGAGTTCTGTCAATAACTGTACGGGAAGCGAAAGCGATCCACCGATACTGGATTTATCGAAACCACTCTGTAGGCGTGAAAGACGAGAGCTGACGAACCGACTCAGAAAGCAAAAGCCAGCAATACGGCGAAAATTCATTCACGGAACTGATGAGCAATATGCAGCTATAGCAAAAACCATCGACGAGATACACCTGACAACCGGGACTATCATCAGCCGGGGTGAAGCCCTGCACCTGATGTCAGGTGGTAAAAGTTGCTTTAACGGAAAATGGTTGCATGGAACGGTCAATGGAGAGGTGTTTTCCGCACCCCCTTCACATCAGGCGCAAGCCCGTAAAATCCTCAGGCGCGTTGCGGCTTTAGCTGAAATGACAACGAAAGTTTAACCGATAATACTCATCCGTATCATGTACATACAGTGTGTTTGGTTGCGATTTTTACTTCCCAAATTTTGCCAATACGTGCTACTGTATGTATATACAGTATCTCGTAGGGGAGGTTGTGTGGATAGAAAACTAAACGAGCACGTTATGATTGAGCGGGTCGAAATGATTGCGCGCCTGACGGCTGAGGGTGCATGTCAGGAAAGAGATCGTGAAATTGCTTTGAATCTAATTGCGGAAATAGCAAGAGGCAACCTAATGAAAAATAATAATTTTTCTGTTGTTTTTTCCGAGCCGCCTGTTGATGAGATCGTTGCAAAAGAGGGCAAAGTGAAAGTAAATATCACGTTGGATAAAGACCAAAAAATAGGCCAGCCGGTAATTGAGGCTTTTCAGTGCGAATTGACCAGACGAATACAGTCTGTTTTCCCGTCAACGCGCGTTACGGTTAAAAAGGAATCCATGACCGGTGTCGAGATTATGGGGTTCGATAAGGATTCAGACAGCGAAGCGCTGGATGGTATCCTTCAGGAAGTATGGGAAGATGGGAGCTGGAGTTAGTATGAGCAAAATGTGTAATCTGACGAGCCATCGAACATGAATGGAATGACTATCTGTAGCAAAAAGCTAAAGTAATGGTAGAATACAGGATCTTTAATTGGATTAGTAAGCATGGTTATCTTAATATGAATGTAGTTGATTTATTCTCAGGGGTAGGCGGTTTAAGCTTGGGAGCTGCACGTGCGGGCTTTAACTTAGCTGGAGCCGTTGAAATAGATAAACATGCGATTTTTTCTCATCAATTAAATTTTCCAAACGCTGCACACCTCAAAAAGGATGTGAGTAAACTTTCTGCACAAGATATATTAGCGGCATGTAATGTCAAAGAAATAGACTGTATCATTGGTGGACCACCATGCCAAGGATTCAGTTCTATAGGTAAAGGAAATGCTGATGATACAAGAAACGAGTTATATATTCATTTCTTTCGTCTTGTAAATGAGCTATCGCCAATTTGTTTTTTAGCGGAAAATGTACCGGGTATTATGAATGAAAAATATGATCCCGTAAGAGAAAAAGCATTCTCGTTAGTGAGCGATCGATATTGTTTATTACAACCGATTAAAGTCAACGCTTCAAATTATGGAGCGCCAACAACGAGAACGCGTATATTTTTTATTGGTTTTAGAAAGGACTACGCAATCCAATTAAAGGAATCCGATTTCTTTCCAAAAAATATAATTGAGCAAGTGTTTGTTAAAGATGCTTTATATGGTCTGCCAAGAATAATAAAGAAAGAATGGCAGAATGAATCACAAGGTTGGAGAAAAGTCAAAATGGACAGGGAGGGTGAATTCTATAAAAGGCTTTGGGGACATATTCCTAGCAATGTAGGAGATGCTGAATCATTAAAAAACTTAAAGAATGGGCTAGTATCCGGTTTTTTGGGCACTGTACACACAGACGAAATAATTAAAAGATATGGAAATCTTTCCTTTGGGGAAACAGATAAGATCTCAAGATCCCAACGCCTTAATCCAAATGGATTTTGCCCAACATTGAGAGCAGGAACTGGAAGCGATAAAGGTAGCTACCAAGCTGTACGCCCTATTCATCCTACTCAGGCTCGTGTTATTACGCCCCGAGAGGCTGCTAGGCTACAAGGGTTCCCTGATTGGTTCCGATTTCATCCTACGAAATGGCATAGCTTTAGACAGATAGGTAATAGCGTTAGCCCGTTAGTTGCTGAAGCTATGCTATTACCTATATATCAGTATTGCTTGAATGTTAAAAAAGAACTTTTGAATACCACGGCACGACCTTGTAGTATTCAATAAAATTATTGAGATCTATATCGGCTCCTGCTGCATTGGAGCCTATATAGAAGCCTAAGTCTTCACAGATACTTTCTACTGTAGCCTCAGGTAATAAAGACTCAATATGAATTCTTTCTTTTAAAGACATTGCAGGAACGTTAATATCTTTTGGTTTACGCCACTCTCCTGCATAAAATGGCCAATTTCTTATTCTCGACGAATCAATAAATTTTGCTTCCTCTTCATCTGAATTATCTAAAACAATAGCCGTTAAAGTGACCATCTGTTGCCCATCTTTATACACGAAAGATGTTAGAGGATGGATTCTTATATCATTACGTCCTCTTAACCCGTTCCCAACAGCTCGTTTCAATGCGTTAATAAGTAATGTTGGATATCTCTTAAGTCCAACATCTTCCTCAGTTGAGTCTATAGGCATGAAACTTTCCGTTAAAATTTCATTTATCTTCCTAAATCTGTAGGGCCTTGGATCTCTTTCGTTTGGATCTTTTCCTAATGTTTCAGGATGTGCATTCAATGTAATCTTGAATATATCTTTTGGTTTTAATTTGGTAATTAAATTAACGACTTCATTTAACTGAGAATTAAGGCCTGATGGCATTGCATAATCTAACCAAATTATAGTTTTTTCATCGAAATCATAGCGATTAATAAAGTCGCCACTCATTTCAGGCTCTTCACCTAAGTTAATACAAGATAATGGTTTATTAAACTGTTGACGGCGATGAACATTTTCATCACCTTCAATAGATATCATCTTATTCACTTTTAAAAGGTTATGAACTTGTTTAAAATCTTCGAGGAATGGTCCTCCAAACCCAATATAAATATATTCGGATATGTTGGTATAATTATTCAGTCTTCTCAAGGTCTCTATAAATAGATTCCTTTCAATGGCTTTATTTTGCCTTAAATGATATGGGATACTTCCACCAGTACTCATTGTTTAGCCTTTTTTAAAAATTCATCAAAGCAGAACTGACCAACTTCAGTTGGTGGCTGAGTCGCATCTTCAAAGATAAATTCTGAGACCAGTTTTATTTCACTATGTCGACGACTAAATTTTATCTGGCGTAAAGGATCTGTTTCTCGTGGCATAGGAAGTTTAGGTTTGAAAACTTGACCTCCGATAGAACGACGTACTGTAGACCATTTTTCCTGCGGAATTGATTTTGTGAAATCAGTTTCAGTTGTTGAAACTAGGCTTGAAGCAGTACTTATAATCTGCTTTCTTTCTTCATTATTAGTTTTCCATTTGTAGGTGAAATCTGTAAAGAATTTAAGTCCTTCTCTCATAAAATCTTTTGTAGATAAATATAATTCTGAATTGCCATCAACACCACGTTTAGTTGTCGTTATAGGTAACAACTCAGCATTTGATGATGTAAATATAACAACACCAGAAATACCAATGAACTGGGTGTGATATTGAGGCACTCCTGCCTCCCCCCATCCAGTCAGTTTTGATTTGTCTGCATGAAGAACTACGCGATCATTGCAGATTATCGTCCAGCCTGCTTTTTCTGTAGTTGAACGGCCTGACAATAAATTATCTTCTTCCTCATCACTCGGTAAATTACGATAAAAGCCAACTGCAACTTTTATTGATACACCATTGGATTCATTTTTGTATATATATGGTGCGATGCCGTCAGTATTATCTTTAATCGAGCTTTCATCAAAAATTAGCGTTGTGCTATTGGGTTTGACAATTTTATCGTTTATTTTAACTTCGAAGCCTTTCTTTATTATAAGACTGTAATGATTTGCTATAATGTTTATTAAATCGCTTTCAAAATCACGATCTTTTGATAATGATGCTTTAATATCGTTTCTTAAGTTATTTATGGTTATGCTAACACCTGTTTCTTTTAAATCGACATCATTTCTCTCTAGCTCTAATGACCAATCATTGTCATCAGTCATCCAATCTGGTGTTATATTGACAGAAAATTGTTCCGCATCTGTTTTGCTTAAAATTTGAGCGGATGTTCCCATCTTGAATATGGCACGTTTCATACCTATACCATATACGCCGATAGTTGGAAGGTCTTCTGCTTCCCTTTCTGAAGGTCTCCCTAGTCTAAACGCATAATTTTCTGCAAGATTACCAGGGATCCCCCCACAGTTATCAACTATTTTAAAACAATTTTCATCAAACTCGATGTGTGCATGGTAACCTTTGTATACATCTGATTTTCCGAAAGTTTGTTCTGGAGTGAAGTTGTTCTTACGTAAAACCCCATCCAAACAGTTATCAAGTAAATCCAATATAGAGTCAGATAATTCAATATCTCGAGTAAGCATTTCCACAAAAAATCTTTTGGCTGGAAAAGCTGTGATTTTAACATTTGACGAAACCATAATTTATCCCTTCTACACTCATGCCCAAGTGTTGGGCACAATGGCTATGTGTCACTACAGAAGTATTAATAAAACTTAATAACTCATGAGTGATTTTGCATCAAAATGCATGCAAAAAAAAGTTGTCTGTTCACAGTCTAAGGCGAGTAGCTAATTGGGTTTTCGGACCAAATGCACCTGCATGAAAAACGCCCTATTAAGCGAGCAGGCGAGGCGGGGATAGCATTGCGCGCTGAGGCGGGTGTTTAATTTATTTTTCTCGCGTCTCAGCGACTCGCTGTTGCGTTGTAATTGTATCGGGTGACATTGGGTGGTTGTCGGTTGCGGTGGCGTGTTGTCGCTCTGAGGGCGCGTGAATGCGGATGTAAAAAAGCCGCCTGTCCGGGCGGCTGATTATGGTTAGTCGTTGTCTTCGAGTGAGTATTTATCGAAGCGGATAATCTCCTGACCTGCCCACTCGTTCAACTCCATAAATCGCGCCTGAAGCGGGATGAGCTCATTGCGAACAAAGACCTTTGCTACCTTCTCAACATCACCCACTGACCCGACGTTTTCAGGCTTGCCTCCCATTAACTGAAACGGGATGCGGTGAGCGTCAAGCAGGTCAGCGGCGCTGACTTTTTTAATGTTAAAAAAATCATCCTTCGTGGCGACCTCGCTCAGCGGCACAATTTTAATGCCGTCGGCCTTTCCGTTTGGCGCGTAAAAAAACAGATTCTTAAAGTTGCCGAGCCCTTTCGAGTCACGCATCGCCTTGCGGAGCGCCTCGACGTCGGTGCTACTCTGAGCGGCGTCAGTCACATACATGATGTAACCGGCGTGCGCCCCGTTCTGGTAATACTTACGGCGAAACAACGTGGCGGATTCATTCAGCCAAGCGGAATTGAGTGCGCTCAGGTATTCCGGCATACCGTAGAGCTCCTGATTGATATCGGGCTCAAGCAGGTGAAAGACTGAGCCTGTCGCGTACTGGTGCGGTTGCGTGTAGCTTTGAATGTACCAGTAAGTGTCATCCTCCACCCCACGACGTGTGTATTTGGCCGGGGAGGTTTCGCATTTTATCGGTTTGCCGGTGATGCTTCGACGCTCTTCCAAAAAGGCATTACCAAATACCAGATAATCGAGTGCGAACCGGCTGAAGTCCTGACGGGATAACAGCGGGTGGGGAATATAGGTCGACACCAGAATATTACGCTTAACGTAAATCGGTGAGCTGTGGTGAACAGCGGCGCGCATACTTTTTGCAAGCCCGGAGAAACTCACCGGCGGCTCGTACCACTGACCGTTATCGATGCATTCGACATAATCGAGAATGTCACGGCGGTCGAGTACCGGCGTCGGCTCGCCAAAGGTGAATGCCTCCATGCTCTGAGCAGGCTCTGCGGTATGTTTGCGGGTAAGCTGTTGCTGCTGGCGCGTGTTGCGTTTCTTACTCATTAATTCCACTCCATAATGCTGGATGATGCCTGGCCGCTGGCGGCGGTTAATGGTTCGTTGATTAATACGTGCATGGTCGCCCATGCGAGGTCAGCGTGACTCGCTTCTTCGGTGCGGCTGGCTTCATAAGTCGAACTGCGCCCGCTGCTGGTCATTGTTTTGCGAATCGACATAAACGACTGCGTGAGGTCGGTCGCGCTGACGTCGTACTCAAGGCATCCACGACCGATGGTGTCCTTCGCTTTGAGCACCATTGCGGTTTTAATTTCTGGCGTGTAGCGAATTTCTCGCGCTGCCGGGTAGAACGAGCGCACAAGCTGGAAAACGCCCTGGCCGAGGCCGGTCGCATCGATGCCGATATACTCGACGTTATATTTCTGTGTGAGCTCGCGAATGGATTCGGCCTGCTGGGCGAAGTCCATGCCTTTCCACTGGTGACGTTCAAGGATGCGGAATTTACCCCCGGCGACGACCGGTGGCGCTATCACCACGCAACCGGCACTATCACCGCGTAATGACGGGTCATAGCCGATCCACACAGGGCGATGCTCAAATGGCCGGTCAGAGAATGGTGTGTAGTCGTCCCACGCTTCGAGACTGTCGACCATGCAGCGCTGTAATTCTTCGAACGGGAATACCGACGCTTTATCGTCAACAAATTCGCACATAAACAGATTGCGGAACTCATCGACGCTGTTTTCACGCTTCAGCGTATCGATGTTAAACAGGGTGCACCCTTTGGCGAGCGCGTCCTCAATAGTGACAATTTGCCGCCACTGGCCGTCCGGGCAGGCGACACCCCTCGCGAGCGCAGCGTGGGTTATATCAATATCAACGCGCTCGCTGGTGTCTGAGCGTCCCCGGTTGAACTGCTCACCCGACCAGAACGGATAGGCGCCATGTGCCAGCGACGAGGGGGTCGAAAAGTAGGTCGTGCGTAAATGTTCCTGCGACGACATCCCGCCTGCGACCCGCTTCAGCTTCTGAAAGTTGGGTATCCAGAAAATTTCATCGACGTACAAATCGCCGTTATGACTCTGCGCCGTGTTGGCGTTGGTACCGAGAAACATCAGTTCGGCACCGTTATTGCCGAGCACAATCGGATCGCCGGTGAGCTCGACGTCAACCTGTCGGGCAAAGGCGATGATGTATTTACGGAATACATATGCCTGCGTTTTACTGGCCGACAGGAAAATCTGGTTATGGCCGGTTTTGAGCGCCTGAAGTAGCGCTTCACGCGCAAAGTAAAATGTTGCGCCAATCTGGCGGGATTTGAGAATGTGCCGGATGCGGTGAGCCAGTCCGGCGCGCCACCATTCGAGCTGATAATCGAAAGACTGGTCGAGGAAAATCTCTTCGAGTTTCTCGATGGCCTCTTCGCTGAAAAAATTCTTTTTCGGCTTCTTCTTTTCCCCTTTGTTTCGGTTGGCAACATTCGGGTTTAAATCCACTTCGTTGCCGGTCTGGCCGTAGCGATTCACTCGCGCGAGTCGCTCCATCTGGCGCGCCAGAAAATCTGCGACCTTAAAGTCATGAGCTGTCAGGTCAGGCTTTGCGTAAAGCTGAATTAATCGCGCTTCAAGTGTGAACTCAACCCGATTTAATGGGGCGGTTTCTTCCCATTTGTCGCGCATCTTCCAGCTCTGCACGGTTGGCCGCTTGACCTGCAACTGCTCCGCGATTTGTGGCACGGAATATCCCTGCCAGAAAAGCAATGCGGCCTGTCGTCGTGGGTCATTAACCAGTGATGTATCTGTGGTTTGAGTCATTTCAACCTCGCCGTTATGAGTACACGGCAAGGCTAAAGATTCAGAGACGATGAATCGCTAAACCCCTGTTGTGTCAGGGGTTGCACTTCTGTAACCGGTGGCTGGTCGGGCGCGGAGTCGGGAAACTACATCCGACCCGATAACCCAACTCAGGACACCTGACTAATGGCAAAAAAAATCTCTAAATGGTTTCGCATCGGCGTCGAGGGTGACACCTGCGACGGTCGCGATATCAGCGCGCAAGATATTCAGGAAATGGCCGACGGCTTTGACCCGCGCGTCTACGGTTGTCGCATCAATCTGGAGCACATCCGTAGCGTTGTTCCCGACACACCATTCTGTCGCTATGGCGATGTGATCGAGCTGAAAGCCGAAGTGATTGAAGATGGCTCAGCACTCAACGGCAAGCTGGCGCTATTCGGCAAAATTGCACCGCTAGACAACCTGCTCGCCATGCTGGCGAAAGGCCAGAAAGTTTATACCTCCATGGAAATTCGCCCGAATTTTGCCAATACCGGCAAATGCCACCTCATCGGCTTGGCCGTGACGGATGACCCGGCAAGTCTCGGGACTGAATACCTGCAATTCTGTGCCGCCGGTAAAAAAGAACAGGCGGATGACTTGTTTAGCGTGGCGACGCTCGCCGAGCTGGAATTCGAAGACCAGCCGGAAACGCTACTTACCAAAGTCACGGACACCGTCAAAAGCATTTTCAGCCGTAAACAGTCCAGCGATGACGCCCGATTCAATGACGTGCGTGAAGCTGTGACGACCATTGCCGAACGAGTGCAGACCAGCGACGAAAATGCTGAGACCCGATTCAGCCAGATTGAGTCCGAGCTCGCTGACGTCAGAAAATCGCTGACCGAGCAGGCCACCACCACCACGCAGCAACTCAGCACCATCAAAACCACGCTGGATAAAACCGAAAACATCACGCAACCGCGCCGCAAGCTGAGCACCGGCGGCGATGTTGCGACGACCACGCTGACCGACTGCTAATTAATCCGACACCCTGAAGGAAAACAAAAACAATGCGTAAAGAAACCCGCTTTAAGTTCAATCAGTACATGAGCCGTATCGCCGAACTGAACGGCGTCGAGGTGGCTGACCTGAACAAGAAATTCAACGTTGAGCCGTCTGTCACTCAAACCCTGTTTGATAAAATTCAGCAGTCGTCCTCTTTCCTGAAACTCATCAACATGGTGACGGTGGCCGAGCTGACCGAAGAGAAAGTCGGTATCGATGTTACTGGCACCATTGCCAGTAATGCTGACACCGCGAACGGCGTTGAGCGTCAGACCGCTGATTTCTCGAAACTGGATGCATACCGTTATTTCTGTAATCCGGTCAACTTTGACTATCACCTTACCTATAACAAGCTCGACCTGTGGGCGCGTTATCAGGATTTCCAGATTCGTATCCGTAACGCCATCATCAAACGTCAGGCGCTGGACTACATCACCATTGGTTTTAATGGTGTGAGCCGTGCGGCGACGTCCGATCGTAAACAAAATCCGCTGCTTCAGGATGTGGCTGTGGGCTGGTTGCAGAAATACCGCAACGATGCGCCTGAGCGCGTCATGTCCAGCGTCACCGACGCTGAAGGCAACGTGATTTCAAACTCCATCAAAATCGGCAAAGGCGGTCACTACGCGAACCTTGACGCGCTGGTGATGGACGCATTCGAGTCGCTTGTCGAAGAAATTCACCGCGAAAACCCGGAAATGGTTGTCATCTGTGGCCGTCGCATCCTGACCGACAAATACTTCCCGATGATTAACAAATTCCAGGCGAACACGGAACAGCTCGCCGGTGAGCTGATTATCAGCCAGAAAACCATCGGTCAGCTGCAGGCGGTGCGCGCGCCGTTCTTCCCGGCAAACAGTATTTTCATCACCACGCTGGATAACATCTCCATCTATCTGTATGAGGACGGCCACCGCCGCCACATCATCGAAAACCCTAAACTCGACCGAGTGGAGAACTACGAACAGGTCAAAGTCGACTTTGTTATCGAAGACTACGAGGCTGGTTGCCTGATTGAAAATATCGAGATTCTGGAGCCCGAAGAGGACGCGACTAGCGAGCCAGCCAGCGCGGACGCATTCGCTGCCGCCATTGTGAAAGCGGTACAGGCGATGGGCGCTGCTGCCCCTGTTGCTCAGTCTGAAACGGCTGAAGTGCCTGAATCTGCTGAAAACGGGGAGGCATAATTTATGGCGAGCCCCGCTCAGCGTCACGCGATGCGGGTCTCGGCCATGAAAGCATCGCAGCGGGATAACGCCCCGCTGCGTCATGCTTCCGCTTACGAGCAAATGCTCGTCAAGCTGGCCGCAGACCGCCGGACGTTAAAAACAATCCATTCGAAAGAGCGCAAAGCCGAGAAGAAACGCGAGCTGCTGCCGCTGTATCTGCCGTGGGTCGCTGGCGTGCTGGAAAATGGTAAGGGCGCACAGGATGACATCCTGATGACGGTCATGCTCTGGCGTCTCGATGCTGGAGATATCACCGGCGCGATTGAAATTGCCCGTTATGCGCTGCGCTACAACCTGTCAATGCCGGGTCATGCCCGCTCAGTGCCTTACATGCTGGCGGAAGAGGTTGCGCTTGCAGCCCTGCGCGCCCGCGCCGCAGGTGAGCCGGTCAATGTAACCGAACTATTGAGCGTTATTGAGCTGACGCTTTCCGCTGACATGCCTGACGAGGTACGCGCCCGTCTGCATAAAGTCACCGGTCTGACCCTGCGAGACGATGGTCAGCTCAATGAGGCGCTGACACACCTGAAACGGGCGTTACAGCTCGATACGCATGTCGGCGTGCGTAAAGACATTGAGACCCTTAACCGTGAACTGACCCCGAAGCCTGTTGCTGTCGAAAAGACCACGCCCAAAGCGCCGAAAAAGACATCGGCTAAAAACACGAATTCACCGGCGAGACGAGGGCGCGGACGCCCGAAGAAAGTCGCCAGTTAACCAAATGCTCCCCGAGCCGGGCGGCACGCCGGTCAACGCGGGTATCAATTGCCCTGACTGCGACCGGCGTCCACCGCCCACCTATTACCCGAGGTTGTCATGACGACGCTGATTATTGAGCAAAACAAAGAGCCGCAGGATGTGCCGGGCGTGGTGATACCGCCGCCGGGTGTGAGCGAGCCGGTAATCAAAAACACCCCGTTTTACCCTGATGTTGACCCGAAGCGCGTGCGCGAAGAAATGCGACTTGAGCAGACCGTTTCCCCTGTGCGCCTGCGCCGGGCGATTAAAACCGCCATCGCGGAGACTAACGCGGAGCTGGGCGAGTGGCGCGAGTACCAGCAGGACACCGGTTATGCCCGGCTGGAAGATGTACCGGCCGACCAGATCGACGGCGAGAGCGTGCGCGTTTTCCACTACTTCAACGCCGTGTGCTCGATGACGACCGCCACGCTGTATGAGCGTTTTCGCGGCGTAGATGCGACCGTCAAAGGCGATAAAAAGGCCGACAGTATCGACAGCACTATCGATGAGATGTGGCGGGATATGCGCTGGTCAGTCGCGCGCATCCAGGACAAGGCGCGCTGCATTGTGGGGCAAATCTGATGAAAGCGTATGCGCTGCAGGGCGACACCCTCGACGCGATTTGCGCGCGGTACTACGGGCGCACTGAGGGTGTGCTCGAAACCGTGCTGGAAGCGAATCCCGGCCTGCCTGAGCTCGGCGTGATCCTGCCGCATGGTACGGCGGTTGAACTGCCCGAGGCCGACAGCGCGGCCAGAACTGAAACGGTGAATCTATGGGACTGAGTATGGAGAAAATCACCACGTTTATCGCCTACTGGCTGGCCGTGGGGTTGGCATATGTCGGGGCAATGTCACCCGAAAAGATGGCGCTTTACGTGGGCGGCGGATGCGCCATTTTTACCGCGCTGACGAACTACTGGTTTAAGCGCAAAACCTATCTCTATCTGACATCACTCGGACTCGATAAGGGGGCAATTCGTGGGCTCAATCATTAAACGATGCAGTGTGGCCGCAGTGCTGGCGCTGGCGGTGCTGATGCCTGACTTTCGTCTGCTTAACACCTCGCCCGAGGGGCTGGCGCTGATTGCCGACCTCGAAGGATGTCGCCTGACGCCTTACCAGTGCAGCGCGGGAGTGTGGACGTCAGGCATCGGCCACACTGCAGGCGTCGTCCCGAAAGGGGAAATCACCGAGCGTCAGGCGGCGGCGAATCTGGTCGCGGATGTGTTGAACGTGGAAAAGCGTCTGGCGGTCTGCGTGCCGGTGGAAATGCCGCAGCGCATTTACGACGCGCTGGTCAGTTTCTCATTCAACGTGGGAACAGGTGCGGCCTGCCGGTCGACGCTGGTCTCGTATATCAAACGCCAGCAATGGTGGCAGGCGTGCGACCAGCTCACCCGATGGGTTTATGTGAACGGCTCTGTTAACAAAGGGCTGGAAAACCGACGCGCGCGTGAGCGTGCTTACTGCATCAGGGGCATTCCATGAAAGTGACGTTGTTTTTAGTGGCCGCACTGATTGCGGTTGTGCTGTGGCAACGCCACGAGAACGGCAACCTGACGCGCTCTTTTGAACGGGCGAACAAGGTCGCCACCGAACAAAAAACCGCGATCGGAATGCTGAAAAATCAGCTTTCCGTGTCGCAGGGAATTGCCAGGCGAAATGAAACCGCGCAGGTCAGTTTACGCGGGGAACTGATTGCCGCCGGTGCGATGGCCGTGCGGCGTGAAGAAACCATTACGAGGCTGATAAATGAGAATGAAACGTTACGTCGCTGGTATAGCGCTGAGTTGCCTGATGTTGTGCGCAGGCTGCACACCCGCGCCGGTTGCGCCTCCGCCGGTCATTGTTTACAGCGCGTGTCCGAAGGTGAGCTATTGCCCGATGCCGGGAAGCGAACCGGCCACTAATGGCGACCTGAGCGCAGACATCCGCAGGCTTGAGCACGCGCTCACCGCCTGCGCGCTGCAGGTTGAAACCGTCAAAGACTGTCAGGATAAACTCGATGAAGAAAGCTCACAGCCTGCGCGAAGCCTTAATTAACGCCGTCCCGCAGTTAAAAACCAATCCCGAAATGATGCGCATCTTTGCCGATGAGGGGAATATCGACGCGCGTCTCGCGGCCTCGCTGTCACACGAAAAGATTTACACCCTGAATGTGATCGTGTGTGATTTTGTGGGCGACCCGGATTTGATATTCGTGCCGGTGGCCGCATGGCTCAGGGAAAACCAGCCGGATATCTGCACGCTCGATGACGGACGAAAGAAGGGCTACCGTTTCCAGATGGATTTAAACGACGGGGACAGTGTCGACATCAGTATCAGCCTGCAGCTCACAGAGCGCACCCTCATCAAAGAGGAAAACGGCGCGCTGCATGTGAGCTATGCCCCTGAGCCGCCATTGCCTGAGCCTGTTACCCGACCAAAAGAGCTCTATATCAACGGCGAACTGGTGAGCAAGTGGGATGAGTGACTTTAAGCCCTTTGACGACCAGCTCGCCGGGCTGATTGCTGCCCTGTCACCTGCAGGGCGACGACGGCTTGCCGGTGAGATTGCAAAGGAGCTGCGCAAGTCGCAACAGCAACGTATCAAACAGCAAAAAGCCCCGGACGGCTCACCGTATCAGGCGCGAAAACGCCAGCCGCTCAGGGCAAAGACCGGGCGAATCAAAAAGGCGATGTTTCAGAAGCTCCGCACAAGCCGGTACATGAAAGCCAGTGGCCGTGAAAATAGCGCGGTGGTGGAGTTCACCGGCAAAGTGGAGCGCATCGCGCGTGTCCATCAGTACGGTCTCAAAGACCGGCCAAACGTGCACGCTCAGGATGTGCAGTATGCAGAACGCCAGTTACTCGGATTTAGCCGGGAAGATAAACAGCTCGTCGAGACGCTGATAATTAAATACCTCAGTCACTGATTGTTGTTTCATCCCTCATCAAACCCGCCTCAATTGCCGCCGGTCTTGCCCGGCGGCATCCTTTCCCCATGAATAATTTAAATTCTCTGCAGGACATCGCACGCGCGATCCGCAACCTCATCCGCACCGGCATTGTGACCGATATCGACCTCGACGAGGGGCTTTGTCGTGTCCAGACGGGCGGGATGAAAACCACCTGGCTGAACTGGCTCACCTGTCGCGCCGGTCGCTCGCGTGTGTGGTGGGCTCCCTCGGTCGGTGAGCAGGTGCTAATCCTTGCTATCGCTGGCGAGCTCGACACGGCCTTTGTGTTACCGGGCATTTTCTCTGATGACCATCCCGCACCGTCTGCCTCCCCTGATGCGCTTCATGTGTCTTTTCCTGACGGGGCGGTTATCGAGTACGAGCCCGAAAGCGGGGCGCTCACCGTTTCAGGTATCAAAACCGCCGACGTGACCGCGTCAGATTCCATTACGGCCACTGTGCCGCTGGTACTGGTGAAAGCGGAAACCCGTATCACGCTCGACACACCCGAGGTGGTGTGCACTAACAAGCTGACGACCGGCACGCTCGAAGTGAAGAAAGGCGGGAAGATGACCGGCGACATCGAGCATACCGGCGGGAAACTGACCTCGAACGGTGTGCAGGTGGATGACCACGACCACGGCGGTGTTAAGCGCGGCGAAGACAGAACGGTGGGGACGAAATGACGGTGCGTTATCTGGGAATGAACAGCCAGACCGGGCTCAGTATCTCTGAGGTCGAGCATATCAGGCAAAGCGTGCGCGACATTCTGGTCACGCCGGTTGGCTCGCGCGTCATGCGCCGTGAATACGGCTCGCTGTTATCGGCGCTGATTGACCAGCCGCAGACCCCGGCACTGCGCCTGCAGATTATGGCCGCGTGTTATTCCGCGATCCAGAAGTGGGAGCCGCGTGTAAGCCTGACAACCATCACCTTTGAACGGTCGGACACCGACGGCGGGTTGTATGTCGATATCACCGGCACGCACTCGACATCGAGCCAGCCGTTTTCCCTCACCATTCCACTGAGTTAAACGCTATGGCAATTGTTGACCTGAGCCAGCTCGCCGCGCCGGATGTCGTGGAAGATCTGGACTATGAAACCATCCTGAGCGAACGAAAGGCGACTCTCGTCTCGCTTTACCCCGAAGACCAGCAGGAGGCGGTCGCGCGCACGCTGACGCTTGAATCTGAGCCGATTGTGAAGCTGTTGCAGGAAAACGCCTATCGGGAAGTTATCTGGCGACAACGCGTCAACGAGGCCGCGCGTGCGGTCATGCTGGCCTACGCCACCGGCGCTGACCTCGACCAGATAGGGGCTAATTCCAGCGTTGAGCGCCTTGTGATTACCCCTGCTGATGACACCACGTTACCCCCGACGCCTGCCGAAATGGAATCGGACACTGACTACCGTCTGCGCATCCAGCAAGCCCCGGAGGGACTGAGCACCGCAGGCTCAACCGGTGCATATCAGTTTCATGGCCGCAGCGCCGACGGGCGGGTCGCGGATATTTCCGTCATCAGTCCCCAGCCTGCGTGCGTGACGGTCTCGGTGCTGTCCCGCGAAAATAACGGCGTGGCCTCTGACGAGCTGCTCGCCATCGTGCGTACTGCCCTTAACGATGAGGACGTGAGGCCGGTCGCTGACCGCGTGACCGTGCAGTCGGCAAGCATTGTCGACTATAAAATCACCGCATCGCTTTACCTTTACCCTGGCCCCGAAAGTGAGCCGGTGCTCAGTGCCGCGAAAACAAAGCTGCAGGCATACATCACCGCACAGCACCGGCTCGGGCGTGATATCCGTAAATCAGCCATCTATGCCGCGCTCCATGTCGAGGGCGTGCAGCGTGTCGAACTGGCCGAACCGGTAGCTGACATCGTGCTCGATGATACGCAGGCGTCATGGTGCAGTGAGTACAGCGTCACCATCGGGGGTAACGATGAATGATACCCGCCTGTTGCCGGTGGGCTCGTCGCCGCTTGAGGTGGCGGCGGCGCGTGCCTGCGCTGACATTGAAAAAACGCCAATCCCGCTGCGCCGACTCTGGAGCGCTGACGACTGCCCGACAAATCTGCTGCCGTGGCTGGCGTGGGCGTTTTCTGTTGACCGGTGGGATGAGAACTGGCCGGAAGCCACCAAACGGGAGGTGATCCGCGCGGCGCGATTTATCCATGAGCACAAAGGGACGATTGGGGCGGTGCGCCGTGTGGTGGAGCCGCTCGGCTACCTGATTAACGTCACTGAGTGGTGGGAAGCTAACGACCCGCCCGGCACGTTTCGGCTTGATATCGGGGTGCTGGAAACCGGCATCACCGAGGAAATGTATTACGAAATGGAGCGGCTTATTGCGGATGCAAAGCCAGCCAGCCGCCATCTTATCGGCCTGACCATTATTCAGGATATTCCGGGCTATCTGTACACCGGAGCCCTGACCTATGACGGCGACATCATCACGGTTTACCCCGGATAAGTGAGCATAAAAATGACAGTGAAATATAAAACGGTCATCACCAAAGCCGGTGCGGAAAAACTGGCTGCAGCAACCGTCCCGAACGGGAAAAAGGTGAATTTTACAGCGATGGCCGTCGGTGACGGTGGCGGCACGCTGCCGACCCCGAACGCCAGCCAGACAAAACTGGTGCGTGAGGTCTGGCGCCATACCCTGAACAAAATCAGCCAGGACAATAAAAACAAAAATTACGTTGTTGCTGAGCTGGTCATTCCCCCGGAAACCGGCGGTTTCTGGCTGCGGGAAATGGGGCTTTATGATGACACCGGCACGCTGATTGCGGTCGGCAATATGGCCGAAAGCTACAAGCCAGAACTGGCGGAAGGGTCAGGGCGTGCGCAGACCCTGCGAATGGTCATCATGGTAAGTGATATCGAGTCGGTCGAACTGGCCATTGATACCACACTGGTGATGGCCACGCAGGACTATGTCGATGATAAGCTCGCGGAGCATGAGCAGTCACGCCGCCACCCCGACGCCTCGCTCACCGCAAAAGGTTTCACTCAGTTAAGCAATGCGATCGACAGCACGTCTGAGGTGCTCGCAGCGACGCCGAAAGCGGTTAAGGTGGCATATGACCTTGCAAAAGCGAAATATACGGCTCAGGACGCCACCACGGCGCAGAAAGGCATTATTCAGCTCAGTAGCGCGACCGACAGCACGTCTGAGGTACTGGCAGCGACACCAAAAGCCGTAAAAACTGCCAACGATAACGCGAAAGCGGCCAATGACAATGCGAATACCCGTTTACCGCTAGCTGGCGGTTGGCTGACGGGCGGGTTTGGAATTAAAACCACGATTGGCAACGTGTCGTTTGGGGTGGGCAACTCTGATGTTTATATCGCTAACGGTACGTCGAATAAGTTTCTGCAACTGAAGCATACAGGTGAGCTGAAGTATGACGACAAGGCTGTTTACCATGAGGGATATAAGCCCACGGCTGACGATGTGGGGGCGCTGCCAGTAAAGGGTACTGCCGAAGCGGCTAAGAAGATTGCCACGGCGCGGAAAATTGCCGGAGTGGCTTTTGATGGTACATCCGATATCACCCTGAAAACTTCGAATCTGGATGATGCGGGTACAGCGGCCACAAAAGATGTGACCACCTCCAGCACCGATACCACCTCCGGGCGAGTTTTGCGGGTAGGTGATTTTGGTCTCGGTGCTATTGCCGGCGTTAACGTGTCAGATGCCAATAACGTCAACTATAACGGCTTTTTTAATATGAGCGCTGAGGGCATTCATGGCCCTGTCGCTAATAATGTGAATGAGTTTATCCATATCCAGTACAACCAAAACACTGGTCGGCAAATTGGCTGGCGTGCAGGGCGTCCCGATGAGCCGATTCGCCACAGGACTAAAGTCAATGGAGGCTGGCAATCCGACTGGATAAAAATCTACGATTCAAATAACCCGCCAGCAGCTGATGAAGTCGATGCAGTGTCAGCGTCAAAAGGGGGCACTTTCCAGAAAGAGGTTATGTTCTCGGAAGGCGTAAAAATCAGGAACGGAACCGGGATTTATCAGGGCGAGGATAACGCAGGTTTTTCCAGTAATAACCTGATGCTGAAATCATGGAACGGGATTGGGTTTTATTGCACCCTCACAGGGAGTGACGGAGTCACGGTCTTTGTTGATACCCGTGGCGGGCATGTGGAGGCGAGAGGCCAGATTAAGCCGGGCAGCTATGAAAATTTCGATAACCGGTTTTATACCAAGACGATTGCTAACAGCACCTTCCAGAAGGTCAACACCGCATCCAAAGGTTCGCGAGGATGGTTCAAAGATTCAAACACGGGAATGATTTTTCAGTGGGGGATTGAGAGTGTTTCCGGGGCGACCACGCGGACATTCAGTTTCCCGGTTTCGTTTCCTGTTGGCTGCGCATCGCTGACGGTATCAAACAACATAGAGCGAACCGCTGGCGAAAACTCGATGACGGGATTTATTAAATCGGCTTCACAATATTCCCTGTCAAATACTGCCGCAACAGACCGCCAGTTATGCTGGTTTGCAGTTGGCTATTAGGACGATAAAACGATGAACTATTATTTTTCGAAAGCGGAGCTGGGGTTCTATTGCGATGAGGTTAACGAATCCATTCCGGCTGATGCAGTGGAAATCAGCGAAGAATTTTATTTTTCTCTGCTGGAGGGGCAATCCACGGGAAAAGTGATCGGCTCAAATGTGGAGGGCATCCCGTTCTTAACTGACCCACCGGAGCCCACCACCGAAGAGTTAGTTGCGCTGGCGGAAGAAAAACGAACGGTGCTGATGAAGGAAGCTAACGCGAGAATAACCCCCCTGCAGGATGCTTTCGATTTGGGGCTGGATACCGATGAAGAAAAGCAATTGTTGATCGCGTGGAAAAAATATCGGGTGTTGTTAAGCCGGATAGATACGTCGACCCCCCATGAAATTGTATGGCCTGAATTACCCGCCTGACGTGAGCCCTCCACCCGGAGGGCTTTTTGTTTGTTGTGTTATTCCTCCACCAACGGCATTGAATCGCTCCCAGACTGCACACAACAGAAAATAGTTGCTCCACTTCACCACGGAGTTTTACTGATGGGCGACTATCATCACGGCGTCGAGGTCATCGAGATTAACGATGGCACGCGCACCATTTCCACCGTCTCGACGGCCATCATCGGCATGGTCTGCACGGCCAGCGATGCTGACGCAAAGACATTCCCGCTTAATGAGCCGGTGCTGATTACCAGTGTACAAACTGCGATCGGGAAAGCCGGTACAAAAGGCACGCTGGCAAAATCCCTGCAGGCCATCGCTGACCAGTGCAAACCGGTCATTGTGGTGGTGCGCGTTCCCGAAGGTGTCGAAGACCCGGAAGACCCGGAGGCGGCGCAAAAACAAACCATTTCCAACATCATCGGCACGACCGACGAAAACGGCAAATATACCGGGCTGAAAGCGCTGTTAACCGCAAAAACCGTCACCGGCGTTAAGCCGCGCATTCTCGGTGTGCCGGGGCTGGATTCTCAGGAAGTGGCGACCGCGCTCGCGTCGACCTGCCAGAGCCTGCGCGCATTTGGCTATATCAGCGCGTGGGACTGCAAGACCATTTCAGAAGCGATGGCCTATCGAGAGAATTTCAGTCAGCGCGAGCTGATGGTCATTCACCCTGATTTTCTGGCGTGGGACACCACGGCGAATGAAACCGATATTGCATGGGCGACTGCCCGCGCGCTCGGTCTGCGCGCCAAAATCGACCAGACAATCGGCTGGCACAAAACGCTGTCCAACGTCGGCGTGAATGGCGTCACCGGCGTCAGTGCCTCGGTCTCATGGGATTTGCAGGAACAGGCCACCGACGCGAACCTGCTCAATCAGGCCGGTGTGACAACACTCATCCGTAATGACGGCTTTAAGTTCTGGGGCAACCGCACCTGCTCAGACGATCCGTTATTCGTGTTTGAGAACTACACCCGCACCGCGCAGGTGCTGGCCGACACGATGGCGGAAGCGCACGCGTGGGCGATGGATAAACCCGTCACCGCAACGCTTATCCGCGACATCGTCGCCGGTATCAATGCCAAATTCCGCGAGCTGAAAAACAACGGCTATATCGTTGACGGCACGTGCTGGTACGACCCGGAATCAAACAGCGTGGAAACGCTGAAAGTGGGGAAACTGTATATCGATTACGACTATACCCCCGTCCCGCCGCTGGAAAACCTGACCCTGCGCCAGCGCATCACCGATACCTATCTGGCGAACCTGTCAGAGTCGGTTAACAGCTAAGGAGCCGGAACATGGCACTGCCACGCAAACTGAAATACCTGAATATGTTTAACGACGGCCTCAGCTACATGGGCGTTGTTGAATCCGTCACCCTGCCAAAGCTGACCCGTAAGCTCGAAAAATACCGCGGCGGCGGGATGCCGGGCTCGGTGTCGATTGACCTCGGTCTCGATGACGATGCGCTGTCGCTGGAATGGACGCTCGGCGGTCTGCCTGATGTCGAGTTGTGGGCGCAGTACGCGTCACCGGGCGCGGCCAGCGTGCCGCTGCGTTTCACCGGCTCTTATCAGCGCGATGACACCGGCGCGATTTCCGCCGTTGAGGTGGTCATGCGTGGCCGTCACAAAGAGTACGACGGCGGCGAAAACAAGCAGGGGGAAAGCGGCACGACCAAGATGTCGACCGAGTGTGCTTACTACCAGCTCACGATTGACGGCAAAGAAGTCATCGAGATTGACGTCATCAACATGGTGCTGAAAGTCGACGGCGTCGACCGTCTGGCAGAACACCGTAAGGCCATCGGCCTGTAACCTCTTAACCGGTCAGCCAGGCTGGCCGGTCATCCAACGTTGAAGAGAGCAATATCATGAAAAAAAACACCGAAACCGCCATCACCGAAACTGAAATCGAAACCAAAAACCCGAACATTGTGATCCTCGATAATCCCGTCATGCGTGGTGAGCAAAAAATCGAACAGGTGACCGTGTTTAAACCCAATGCGGGAACCCTGCGCGGTGTGAGTCTTGCCGCACTGGCAAACTCTGACGTCGATGCGCTGATTAAGGTGCTGCCGCGCATGACTTACCCGGCACTCACCGAGCATGAGGTCACACGTCTGGAAGCATCAGACCTGATTTTGTTTGCTGGTCAGGTGGTCGGTTTTTTGTCGCCATCTTCGGCTCGCTGAAATTTCCCGACAACCTGTCGGTCGATGACCTGATGGCGGATATCGCAGTGATTTTTCACTGGCCGCCATCAGAGCTGTATTCCCTGAGCGTGACCGAGCTCATCACATGGCGCGATAAGGCGCTGCAGCGAAGCGGAAACCACCATGAGCAAAAACGTCAGACTTGAGGTGCTGCTTAACGCAGTAGACCGGGCAAGCCGACCGCTTAAAGCTATCCAGACCGCCAGCAAATCCCTTGCTGGCGACATCCGCACTTCACAAACCAGCCTGCGTGACCTCAATGCGCAGGCGTCCCGAATTGACGGATTCAGGAAAGCGAGCGCACAGCTTGCCGTGACCGGTCAGTCGCTTAACAAAGCGAAACAGGAGGCCGCTGCGCTGGCCGTCCAGTTTAAAAACACGGAAAACCCCACGAATGCGCAGGCGCGCGCGATGGAGGCGGCAAAGAAATCCGCTGCTGACCTGCAGCTCAAATATAACGGGCTCAGGCAGTCGGTACAGCGCCAGCGAACCGAGCTTGCGCAGGCCGGGATAAATACCCGCACGCTGTCGGCGGATGAGCGCCGTCTGAAATCCAGCATCAGCGAGACGACCGCGCAGCTTAACCGGCAACGTGATGCGCTGGCGCGCGTCAGCCAGCAACAGGCCAGACTCAGCGCGGTTAAACGTCGCTATGAATCCGGGCAACAGCTCGCCGCCGGTGCGCGTAATGCCGGGATGGTGGGCGTCGGGGTGGCGACCGCCGGGCTGTATGGTGCATCGCGCTTTATTGCACCGGGCATCGGTTTTGACAAACAGATGTCAGGCACGCAGGCGATCCTCAGTCTCGATAAGGGGGATGACAAGCTCGCGGCCATTCGTCAGCAGGCGCGCGATATCGGCGCGACAACCGCCTTTTCACCGGGTGACGTGGCGCGCACGCAGACCACGCTCGCACGCTCGGGCTATAACGCCGATGACGTGCTGGCCGCAACCGGGTCAACCGTCAATCTGAGCCTCGCGGCTGACGTGGATATCGCCGAAGCTGCAGACATTATCACCAATATGCAGTCGGCCTTTAATCTGCCGACCACGGAGATTGAGCGCGTCGCGGATGTGATGACTAAAGGTTTTACGTCATCCAATACCGGCCTTGTCGAGCTGGGCGAGGCGATGAAGTATGTCGCGCCTATCGCGGAAGCTGCAGGGGCGAGCATTGAAGACACGACCGCCATGCTCGGCATTCTGGCTGATAACGGGATTAAGGGCTCGATGGCCGGTACAGGCGCGAGTGCCATTTTCAACCGCCTGCAGGCTCCAATGGGAAAAGCCGTGGACGCCATTGCAGAGCTGGGCGTGAAAACCCGCGACAGCAAAGGGAACATGCTGCCGGTCGAGAAAATCCTCAAAGATATTAATAAGTCCTTCGTGAAAAATAAGCTCGGTACGGCTGAGCAGGGCGAATATCTGAAAGTGATTTTCGGCGAGGAAGCCATGAAGGGCGCGATTAAGCTGGTCGCCGCTGCCGGTGATGGCTCGCTCGACAATAAACGCCAGCAAATCCGTGACTCAAAAGGCACGACTGAACGTATTGCGAAAATCCAGACCGATAACCTCGACGGCGATCTGAAAAACCTGCAGTCAGCATGGGAAGACCTGCAGATTGAGGTTTTCGAAAAAGAGGATTCAGCGCTGCGCCGCCTGACGGTTTCCGCAACCGATATGCTCGGGAAGGTTGCCGCCTGGGCGAAAGCAAACCCTGAGCTTACGCAAACCCTGTTTAACCTTGTCGCCGGTGGGATGGCGCTGATTGGGGTGCTCGGGGGTATTGGTCTGATAGCGTGGCCGGTAGTAACGGGTATCAACATGATTATCGCCGCTGCCGGTGTTCTTGGAACAAATCTGGCCGCAATGGGCACGGCCATTGTATCTGTCCTCGGTGCTATCACCTGGCCGGTTGTGGCCGTGGTTGCGGCATTTGTGGCCGGGGCGCTGCTGATTCGTAAATACTGGGAGCCTATCAGCGCATTCTTTTCGGGCGTGGTGGAGGGGCTTAAAGCGGCCTTTGCACCGGTGGCGGATATCTTTGCCCCGCTCGCGCCGGTGTTTGATTCCGTCATCGAAAAATTGCGCGGTGTCTGGCAGTGGTTCACTGACCTGATTGCGCCGGTTAAGGCAACGCAGGAAACGCTCGACCGCTGCAAAAATGTCGGGGTGGCGTTCGGTCAGGCGCTGGCTGATGCCCTGATGGCTCCACTCAATATCTTTAACAGCCTGAGCAGTAAGGTCGGCTGGCTGCTGGAGAAACTCGGGGTTATCAAAAAAGAGTCGGGCGACCTCGACCAGACTGCAGCGAAAGCCAGTGCAGCAGCCGGTGCACAAAACGGGTCTTATATCCCGGCAACGTCTGCGTATGGAGGTTATCAGGCCTATCAGCCAGTAACTGCGCCTGCTGGCCGGTCTTATGTCGACCAGAGCAAAAGCGAGTATCACATCACCCTGCAGGGTGGGGTTGCGCCGGGTAGCGACCTTGAGCGACAGCTAAGTGACGCCGTCGAGACATTAGACCGGAAAAAAAGGGCGCGTCAGCGCTCAAGTATGCGCCACGACGAATGAGGGCTAAAGCATGTTAATGGTATTGGGTTTATTCGTGTTTGAGCGCCGCACGCTGCCGCATCAGTCGATGCAGTATTCGAAGGATTACCGCTGGGCGTCAAACGACCGCGTCGGCAAACCCCCGGCTTATCAGTATCTCGGGGAGGGGGAAACCTCACGCACGCTGTCGGGCGTGCTTTACCCTGAAATCACCGGCGGTCGCCTGTCGCTGACGGCTATCGAGCTGATGGCCGACGAAGGCAGGGCGTGGCCGCTGATTGACGGAACGGGCATGATCCACGGCATGTATGTCATCGACAAAGTGACCCACACGCACAGCGAATTATTCAGCGATGGCGCGGCCAGAAAAATCGAGTTTAGTCTGTCACTGAAGCGGGTCGATGAGTCGCTGGCGGCTATCTACGGCGACCTGAAAACGCAGGCCGACAGTCTGGTGACGTCTGCCGGTAACTGGATTGGAGAGCTGGCAGGATGATTACCGGAATGAAAGTACAGGCAGGGGCGCTCATTGCCCCGGCGTTTATGCTCAAGCAGGATAACGAAGATATTACGCAGGATTTTAGCGACCGGCTTATTAGTCTGACCATGACGGACAATCGCGGATTTGAGGCTGACCAGCTCGACATCGAACTTGATGACAGCGATGGGCAAATCGCACTGCCACCACGCGGCGCTACGTTGACGCTGTGGCTGGGCTGGCAGGGCTCCGCGCTTTTTAAGAAAGGGAGTTTCACGGTTGATGAAATCGAGCACCGGGGCGCACCGGATACGCTGACCATCCGGGGACGTAGCGCTGATTTTCGCGGGACGCTGAACTCACGCCGGGAACAGTCATGGCATGACACCACGCTCGGGGTCATCGTGGAGACCATCGCGGCGCGCAACAAACTGACCGCCAGCGTGGCCGACACACTGAAAGCGATCCCCGTGCCTCACATCGACCAGGCTCAGGAGTCCGATGCGGTGTTTCTGTCCCGTCTGGCTGACCGCAACGGCGCAACGGTTTCGGTAAAGGCCGGGAAACTGTTATTCCTCAAAGCCGGTAACGCTGTGTTGGCCAGCGGTAAACCTATCCCGCAAATGACACTTGAGCGCGGAGACGGCGACCGGCATCAGTTTGCCATCGCCGACCGGGAAGCCTACACCGGCGTGACGGCAAAATGGCTGCACACCAAAGACCCTAAGCCGCAAAAGCAAAAAGTGAAACTGCAGCGTAAGCCGAAGGTGCAGCACCTGCGCGCGCTGCAGCACCCAAAAGCGGCCAAAACCACGGCAAAGACCAAAGCCAAAAAAGAGCCGGAAGCACGCGAGGGCGAATATATGACCGGTGAGTCTGACAACGTGCTGGAGCTAACGACCATCTATGCGACAAAAGCACAGGCCATGCGTGCCGCTCAGGCGAAGTGGGACAAAATACAGCGCGGTGTCGCGGAGTTTTCAATCTCGCTGGCGTTTGGCCGTGCGGATTTATTTCCCGAAACGCCGGTTGCGGTGAAAGGCTTTAAGCGCGTCATAGACGAGCAGGCGTGGATAATCAGTCGGGTGGTGCATAACCTCAACGGGAACGGCTACACGACGGGCCTGGAGCTTGAGGTTAAGGTTTCGGATGTAGAATACTCGTTGGAGGAGGGTGTGGATTAAGGCATTCTCATTTGGTGAGTTATGAGGTATTATTTATTCACATTTTGTGAATTTAGGGTGTTTTATGTTCCATTGTCCGAAGTGTAAGAACGCGGCACATGCGCGCACTAGTCGCTATCTAAGTGAAAACACCAAAGAGCGTTATCATCAATGCACGAACATCAATTGCAGTTGTACGTTCGTGACAATGGAATCAGTGGAGAGATTTATTGTTACTCCGGGCACTGTAAATCCTGCCCCACCTCATCCATTGCCAACTGGACAGCGTCAATTGTGGATGTGACAGAGCCCGCTTTGAGCGGGCTTTATCGTAATAGGCCCTGAGTTAGTTCGTTTCCTGTGCAGAATTGATAAAGAGCTTTTAGGTCTTTATCAATGGTTTCAAGTTCTTCAAGGGCGTAACTGGAAAAGCCTAACATCATGTTATCGTTGTTCATGAGTTGCTGTGTTTGCTCAAGGTCTATGAGTGAGTCATATAGATGCTTCAGTTCAATCACAGCTTCATATGCAGGAACCAGGAGATCGTAAAAATCTGGCTCCAGTTTGGCAATGTCGTAAATATACTTCTGAAAATTCTCTAGATATGGTTTTGTGAGCACGCCAGCGGTTGATTTTTTTCCATCTACATAAATCTCATATCGGGTCTTACCCGAGGGTGAATCGACAAAGCTTAAAGAGTATGGACATTCATTTGAGGGTAGTTTTTCAAAGGGTTCAAACTTTGAGCATAAGCTTTTTACTTGGGTGCGAAGGTTCCAGTTTAGCTGGCATTCGCGTGCAAATATTTTTTTTAGAGCGTTTATATCGTTCAGCTTGGCTATCTTTTTGCGTTTAGATTCAAGATGTTCTTTAGAAAAAAATAGAACTATAGCTACTACCGCAGACGCGGGGATCAGGTTTGTGTGTGTAAATAAATCTGAAAGCGAACTCAAAACCTCATTAACGATATGCAT